CTGTTCCTTAATTCATAGTAATGTATAAGGCTGTTTCCTAAAGTTCCGCTATCCACTAATTCTGTTCTATAACCATTTCCTATGTCAGTCGTTGTAAATGCTCGCATTGTTGCAATAGCCGTAAACTCAGGATCATACTCGTGGCAAGTATAGACTTTTACATTTAGGTTTTGGCCACTTATGTATGAGCTTGCTGGGCTTGGTGCAATTACCTCAAGTGTCTGGTATTTGTTAAGATTCTCTTTGTTTACAAAGTATGTTATCTCTGTGTCATCTGTTGTCCAAATTCCTGAATCTGTCAAATAATAAGTGCCGTAAGTAATCTTAACTTTAACCTTTACGTATCTTGGGTTTGTTGTTTTTGTTGAATTACCCGCTAATGATACTTTGAATTTAAGAGTAAACTTTATCTCATCGGTATTACCCATTTTCAAGTTTACGGTATCACTCAACAAATAACCGCCAGCCTCCGTACAAGTAAGTACCAACGCAACGTTACTATTTTCAATCGTCTCAACTGTCTTTGTTATGTTCGTGCCGTTGTTAACTATCTCAAATCCTGAAATATCGGGTATCGTTCCCTGTATTAATCTATTGTCACCTGTTACGGTATTGGCTTGATATACTGAATACTTACGGGCGGCAAAGTCTCCATTTGTAAAAATGTTTGTTTTACGCCCTAAGTTGTAGATAAGTTTTAGCTTGCCAAATCCTGAGTTGATTCTTAAATTTTGGCTTCTGTCAGTCCAAACTATTCTACCAAATTGTCCGCTTGAATTTAAATCTTTTATTGGGTTATAGCTTGAGTTAGACTGATAAACGCCTGATGAATTGTAAACCCTGTAATCAAATGCGTTTACACGCTCCTCAACTCTGATAATATTCCAAACGTTATCATACTGTATTATTTGCGCTCCATAAGGTTCAAGTATCCACGACAAGACATTAAAACAACTTGGTGTTTCTTCAATTAGATAGTAACGTAATACGTCTACATACGCTTGATCTAGTGGGTCATCGGCTGCCGTTGTTGCCATTCCTGTGGCGTAAATATTGCAAGCTACCCGAATGTTTAACCCAAGTCCTATCTTATTTAGAATCCATGCAATAAGCTGTATTTGCTTATAGTCGCCTGTAAGCCTGTTTTCATCATCGTCTAAAAATGGTATATCCTCCAATGTAGCAAGGCCATCATGCGCAATTACTGAAACATCATAAGGCGCTGATTGGTAAGACTCACTGTATTCAGAAGGAATAACTTTAGTAGTAAGAACAGCCTCGTAACCGCTACCATTATCAATGTAATGTTTTATTCTGAACTTTTCAGGGTCATTTGTGTATAGTGTCTGAAACTGAGCATCGGATAAACTTGTCATTCTGAAATTAACCTCGCAAGTTTTAATAGCTACAAACTTATCTTTTTCGCTTTGGTTACCCATCGAATAAGTAATTGGCTCAGGCTCACAATTAACTTCTGTTACAGCCCCAGAGTAGTCTTTTTGAAGTATCTCTGTCTTTTGATGTTTGTTTGTTCTAATGGAGTAGAACTCATGACGATACAAAGCGCCATAGGTATGAGTAACACCAACCGTTACGCTTATAACGGCTAAACAGTTTTTAGCATCACGGGCATAGATTAAATAATTTCCTTTTAAAAGGCCGCTGAATGTGCCGCTACTTTGACCCGTTGCATCGTTATATTCAAAGTCTGAATTTAGCTTATACTTAACTGAACCATTTGAACCGCTTGCGCTTATTGTTATTACTCCGTCTGCTGCCGTGTCACTGCTTGCATTTGTAACTGTTGGCAAAGAATCAAATTGTAAATCGCAAACCTCACCCCCAGCGCTACAAGTTGGATGGTCTTGCATTTCGACCGGAAATATGTACGGAAATAAAGTAATTCTTTCAAATTTCATCAGGCTAGTTGAATTACAGATAGAAGCCTGAACAAACTTTTCTACTTTGTAATATGTCTCATATTCTCCCGCATAACGAAATGTAGACGGAATGTATGAGGCTGATGTAATTACAATGTTGTTTTTCTCTACAACTATTGAGGTTGTTGAATCATCCCAATAAACGTCCACAATATCACCCTGAACATAGCTGCCGTAAGGCGATGCTTGTTTCCAAAGTATATTTAAAATTTTGGTTTGTGCCATTACCCTCTCCGCCCCCTGCGTATTTGTTGAGAAGATTTAGCACTATCGTAAGTGGCTACAAGGTCTTGACCTTCTGCCTTCATGACTATAACTAAACGCCTTTCTGATTGCGTGTTTGCGTTTACTGAATTACGCCCTACATATTCGCTACTACCACCGCCACCAATGCCACCGCCTCCACCACCGGGACCGCGTGAAGCTGCTGCAGAAATAGCACTACCAGCAACTGCCAAAGCCGCTCCTGCCGCTAAAAGTAAGCCGGGGCCAATTGGATTCATAATGTTTTTTAGCAATGACTGAAACGCCTTACTTGCCAAAGCAAATTTTATAAACATACCGCCTATCATGCTCATAAACTTACCCAAAGCCATTCTTAACCCTGCGCCTATGTTCATGTTTGCATCGCCTAATTTTGTGCCTACAATTTCCAGAACGTTTATGCCTAAGTCTATGAAGCTGTCCCGTATTTGTGCGTTTAGTTCCGTTATCTGGTCTGCATACTCCTGATATTTTTGTGCTTTCTCTTGTAGCTTTAATTGTTTCGCGTCTACTGTAAAAGGAGCGCCAACTTTATCAGGCATAGAAACTCCACCTAAATTTGCGTTACCTAATGCTGTACTGCCTTCTGGTATTGCAGTAGCCGCTTTTGCTTTTGAGTGGAATAGTTCATTGTATGCTTTGGCTGCCGCTTCTGCTGCTGCTTTTTGTTTTGCTAGTCTTTGAGCCTCTTCTTCTGATTTCTTTACAAATTCATCGCTAAGCTCCCATGTAGATTCAGCGCCCCTTCCTAGACCAGCCATTGCCTTAGCGGCTCCATCCGTATGAATACCTAAAGCCTGCATTGCCTTATCCCAAACACTCATTTGAGGTGGCTGTGTATAAATTGGTTTTGAAAGTCCGTTTAATAAATTTGTTAGAGTCTTAACCGCATAAGATAAAGGCCCTGAACTTTTAGTTCCAAGTGAATCTAAAAAGGCCGTCCAAGCATCACTTAAGTTTGATATTTGTCCGCCTAATGTTTTAGCAATTGCGTCTGATGTTCCTAATACTCCATTAAGTTGAGAATAAACATCTAAGGCCTTTTGTACGCCTTCGGCTGTTTTATCTATTTCTATATTTACTCCCTTGAATGATAGTTGTATTTTCCCATTTGCTTGAGTGGCTGAAATGCCAACCTCTTCAATACGCTTAGTCTGACCTACCATTAAGTCCTTAAATGCTTCGGCTGTTTGTTCAAATCCAGCGCCCAAAGAACTGGCAACATCGCCAATCTTTTTCATTCTGTCTATGGTAGGAGTCAAACCCATGTTTGCCCACCTAACATAAGCGGCTGTTATTTCATCAACCTCAAATGGTGTATTAATAGCAAACTTCTTAATGTCTTTTAAGGCTTGCTGGGCTTTACTGTTAGAGCCTAATGTGTTTGTAAGTATGGCTTCAAACTTTTGGAATTGAGCCGTCACTTCTATCATTTGCCGCCCAATGTCAACAAATGCAAAACCAGCTAAAGCGGTTTTTAAAACTGAGTTTACAGAATTACCCCAATTGGTTAGAATGCCATTGGTTTTTCTAAGTTCCGCCTGAAACTTATCTATATCAAATCCAACCTTAAGCGTTACATCATTCCCCAGTGCCATGTTCAGTAACTTTTATTTCTTTCATGTTTGCGAATCGTTGACGCTTAAGTTCATCGTCCATTTCAAGACTAAATATTTCCTCTTCCTTTACTTCATTCTTTACTCCATTGGGATAGTTTACTTGAAAATAAATAGCCCTTCTAATTCCCCACAAATGCCATTGGAGCTGATTCTGTTCGTGTTCTGTCGCTCCTGTAATGGCATCGTATAGCTCGGCCATTGTCATGTGATAGAAAACGTCTGGCGGTAAGCGCAAGCGACCGAGCGCTATCTTGCGCATTTGCCGCCACGTTACTTTTTTGGTTCTCCACCCTCACTCGGCTCTGCGCTTTCGCCTGTACTGCTATCATTAATATAGGCTTGAAAGAAAGATGAAATACTATTTGCATCTAACCACTCACCAACATCATCAATAGTAAAATCAACTGTTTGCTTTTCGGCTTTTGCCCCGTGTTTCAATCCACAGAATGCCAATGCACGAAGGTTTTTAGGCTTTGTGAATAATGAAGCATCTTGATTGCTGCTTAAGTCTACGCCCGTAAGTTCCTCGAACTCAATAAGTGCGTTAAAGTTATAACGCACCGGACGCTCTTTACTACCTATACTAATTGTTTGCATTATGCTGTTCCGAATGTTACCGCTCCAGTTACTTTCAATTCACCTGAGAAACCTACGTTACCTTCAAATGGTGCTTCAATGTCAAACTTTGTTAAAGTTGCTGAACCGCTCCACTTGCTATCTCCGCCTGTTGCTGAGCTAATTTCCCATGATAAAAAAGCGTCTGAATCATAAGCATTTTGCAAGGCTCTGAATCCAGCGCCTGCCGCGCTTGCCTCGGATGCTAACCCGCCAAAAGATATTGAACGTCTGCGAATTGTGCCTACGCTTTCTTCATTGTCTGAGCTATCTTTTGTGGTTGTTTCCCGTGTATCGCGGCTTTGTGAAAGTCCGTTTGTAGTCAGGTTATCAATCTGAGTGCCGCCTATCTTTAAGGTAAGATTGCGCCCGTATTTTACTGTTTTAGTTGCCATTGTTTAAAATTTAGTTTCTTATCCTTACTTCGTAATCCTGTTCATGTACTCTTGACCGTCTGTTTGTTAAATTAAGGTCGTAAGTATCAAATCTTAAAAACCTTATGTTTTCCACTGTAAACCCGTTCATCGTTCCGCTTTGCTCGTCTAAATCCGTCCTGACTGCTGCCGCCAATGCCCTTGTTTCGTTGTCACTTGTTCCGTAACAAAACACTTTTACAAGTTCATGTTCCGTTGTTGCCACTCCGCTCTTGGTATCAAATACATCATCG